CTAGTCACGCGCGGGCAATCTGGCCCCTTGTCGAATCGTACCCGGCCAGCCTAAGCAACAGCGTCTCCCGCGCATTTCCGTTAATTCACACACTGCTCCGCGCGCGGATGTAACGCCAGCCCGCAGCGGCTCGCTAACCAGCGGTCATGCCCAAGCCCGCTGCCCCTTCCATCGACACCGATCAGGCCGAAGGCGTCATCGCCAGCTCAATCGAGCTCGTCGGCGCGACCGGCGGGCTAGCGCCGAAGCGCATCAAGCTTCTTGCTTACGGCACCTATTCAGGCCGTGACGGGCGCGGTCCCTACAAGCTTTCCGGCAAGGATCACGCCGAGCGCGTGATCGCGACGACGCGCGCGCGGCTCGGCGGTGCGGACATGATGGTGGATTACGATCACCAGTCCGCGCTCGCGGCGGTTCCGGGCGTCGGCGGCACTGCCAGGGCGGCTGGCTGGATCAAGACGGAGACGCTGTCGGCCGAGGGCGACGGCATCTACGCCAGCGTCGAATGGACCGGCCCGGCCGAGGAAGCGCTGCGTAAGCGCGAGTACCGGTACCACTCGCCCTATTTCTTCCGACTTCCCGACAGCGGCGAAGTGACCCGCATTCAGAACGTGGGCCTCACCAATTCCCCCAACCTCGAACTCCCCGCGCTCGCTTCGCAGGAAGCCCGCGCATCAACGCAAGGTGAACCAATGACCCAGATTGCTCTGGCGCCGCTTGTAACGGCGCTGGCCTTGTCGGCGAGTGCCGGCGAGACCGAAGTGCTCGCCGCGATCGGCGCGCTGAAAGCCACGGCCAGCGAAGGCGAGAAGGTGCTCGCTTCAGCCCGCACCACGCTTGGCCTGGCTGCCGATGTCGACGGCGAAGCAGTGCTTGCCGCTGTTGCTCAGGCCAAAACGGCAACCGAACCCGACCCGGCCAAGTTCGTGCCGATCACTGCCCTCACGGAAGTGCGCAACGAGCTCGCGACCATCCGCGAGGAGAAGGTGCTCGCGATGGTCGATCAGGCTGTCGCAAGCGGAAAGCTGACCCCCGGCCAGAAGGACTGGGCGATCCGCCTGGGCAAGAAGGACGTGGGAGAGCTGCAGAGCTTCCTGGGCACCGCGCCGGTGTTCGAAGGCGCGAAGACGCACGCCGACAAGAAGGTCGCGACCAAGGCGACTTCGCTCACCGAGGAAGAGGCCATCGCCTGCCAGATGACCGGCACCAGCCATGAGGACTTCCTCAAGGCCAAGAACGAGGAGATCGGGGCATGAGCCTCACCGCACCCAAGCGCACCCAGAAATTCGGCGGCGGTTGCCTGCTGAGCGTGGGCGTCGTCGCTGCCGTTGCCGTGCTCCAGGGCGGCATGATCGTCCTCGATGGCGGCTATGCCCGTCCAGCTCGCGCCGGTCAGGGCGGCACCGACCTGCTGAAGATGGCCGACGTTGCGGACTACCGCGTGGTCGGCATGGCGCTGCAGTCAGTTACTGGCGGCGCGGGCGACGGCGATGTCACGCTCGACGTCGAGTATGGCACCTACCTGCTCGGGAATTCGGGCGGCGTCGACGTCATCGCCGTCAGCGACGTGGGCAAGCTCTGCTACGCCGTGGACGACGAGACGGTCGCACTCACCTCTGCCAGCGGCACCCGCCCGATTGCCGGCGTGATCCGCGAAGTCGGCAGCAGCGGCGTCTGGGTCGAAATCTCGCCCGTCGCCTCCGCGCTCGCCCAGCGCAGCGTGTTCCTGCCCTTCGCGATCAGCGAAACCGACACCCTCGCGGGCACGCCGGCGGAACTGGTCTCGCCGGTGGCCGGCAATGTCGCGCGCATGACCGCGATCGTCCAGAAAGCCGTCACGACCGGCGGGCCGCTTACGGCAGCCGTCGGCGTCACCGCTGTGGCCGGACTGTCCTGCGTGATCGCGGATGGCGCCGCCAAGGGCACCGTCGTCACTGACACGCCCACCGCAGGCGACGCTTCTACCGCCGTCGTTCCCGGCAGCCGCATCCAGATCGTTCCCGATGCCGCGTTCGCCACGGCGGGCGCGATCTCGGGCGTCCTCGAAATCGCCTACTGACAGGAGAATATCCCTTGGCACGTGTAGTCACTCAGGCGCTTCTCGACGCCCTTCGCACCACTTTCTCCGACGCGTTCAAGCGCGGTCTGGGCTCTGCGCCGGTTGTCGGTGCTGGCCTCTCCACAAAGGTGCCGTCCAGCACCGCCGTCAATACCTATGGGTTCCTTGGCGACCTGCCGATCTTCCGCAAGTGGGTGGGAGAAAAGCGGATCAAGGAAGTGCTGGAGAAAGTCTACCAGCTCATCAACGATCCCTACGAAGCAACGCTGGGCATCCACAAGCATCAGGTCGCCGACGACCAGCTCGGCCTCTACCCCTCGATCTTCGAAGGCTGGGGCATGGAAGCCGGTGCCTGGATGGACCGCCTGCGCTTCGAGGCCATGGCAGCAGGACACCAGCGGGAATGCTTCGACGGCCAGAACTTCTTCGACACCGACCACCCCAAGTTCGACGATACCGATGGCACCTGGTCGAACAACGACACCACGGATGCCGCAGAGCCCTGGTACCTCGTCGACCTGTCGAAGCCGATCAAGCCGCTGATCGACCAGGAACGCGAGACCCCGCACTTCTGGTGGGACAACGACCTGAAATCCAGCAAGGTCGCCGAAACGGGCATCATGACCGCCTACGGCGAAGCGCGCGGCGCGGTGGGCTATACGCTGCCGTTCCTCGCCTACCGCTCGACCAAGGTGTTGAACCCGGCGAACTTCATCCTCGCCCGGGATGCGATGAAGGCTTTCACCGACGACAATGGTGAGCCGCGCGGCATCCGTCCGACGGCTTTGATTGCCGGCATCTCCAACCAGCAGCCGGCGAAGGACACGTTCAAGGCCAACCTCGCAGGCGGCGAAAGCAACACGCTGGCGGGCGCAGTCACGATCATCGAAGCGGATCGCCTGCCATGAGGTTTGCGCTCCTGCTTAGTTCCTCGCGCCAGCCTTATCGGCGCGGCGGCTTCAAGATCGGGCCGAAGCATACGCCGACGCGGATCGAGCTTGGCGCGGATGTGCAGCCTGAGGGGTTGCTGGCGATCCTGAGTGATCCGGTCGTCGTTGTTGCCCATGAGCTGGTGGACGATGACGACAAGGTCAGCGTCGCCAAGCTGACAGCTGCAGAGCGCGTGGCGTTCGCAAAGGCCATGGCCGACACGATAGCGGCTCAAGCATTGACTACCGCTTCAGTCGAAGCAGCCGCCATCGCGGAACAGCTGCTCGGCTACAACCCGGAATTGCAGCCAGCCAGTGGGGCGTCCGGCTACGCGGAGGGCGATGCATCGACCTCTGGCGCGTCGGCCGCTTCGAGCGGGGAAGCCATCGCTTCGGCGACCTCGATTAACTCCCCTGGCGACGCGGCCTCTTCGGCGGAGGACGCGGGGCAATCCCGCCAGGCGGCGGACGAACCGGCAGCCGATCGGAAGGCCGGTGAGGACGAAGGGAAACAACCGGGGGAGACGCCTGTGCCTCCGGTCGCCGAACCCGATATCACCGCACAAGGCCTCTTGGCCGGGTCGGGCGACTTGTCGATGGAGCGGTCCGAGCCGGTACCCATGAATACCACCGCAGCGCAAAGCCAACCGGCGGGGGCGGATAACGCCGCCCCCGCCGCCGAGGCTCCTGCAGCAGAGGCACCTGAAACCGGGCAGCCTGTTATCACTTCCGGCGCCGAACCTGCCGCAGGCAAGCCTGCCAGGAAGGCGAAGCCCAAAGCTGCGACCGAGGTGAAGGACGGCTGAGCCCGACCTTCTCCCCATGTGAACCTTGCGGGCGGCGATGCGCCTCACAGCCATTCCGAAACGCCGCCCGCACTTTTTCGACCCAACCCTTTTTGAAAGGACGATGCCGCCGTGCCGCTCTTCGCAGACCTTGCAGCCATGCAGGCCCGGTTCGAAGAGGCCGACCTCGTCCAACTCACCGACAGCGCGAACGCCGGCGTCATCGACGCTGCGGTGATCGACGCCAAGCTCGCCAGCGCAGACGCTCTCATCATCAGCTATATCGCCGCCCGGCACCGCGACACCTCGAGCTTGGGCGGTCATTCGCTACTCACCGATATCGCGTGCGACTATGCCTTCTCGCTGCTGTGGCGCTCCGATCCGCCCGAATGGGTGACGAGCCGCCGCAAGGAAGCGCTCGCCCGGCTGAAGGATATCCAGTCCGGCGTCATCAAACTTGACCAGGGCGAAGGTGAAGTCGCCGCGCGTCCCGGCCAGATCCTGATTACCAGCGATCCGCAGCGCTTCAGCCGCGACAAGCTGGGCGGGTACTGACGATGTCTGGCGCAAGCATTGAGCTTACAAGCACTGGTGCCCGCGAAATCGAGCGGCGTTTGGCGGGTCTCGTCGATGCGTTCGACGACCTCACCGATCTGATGGAAGGCTTCGGTGTCACGCTGGAAAGCTCTGTCACCGACCGCTTCGAGACTGAAACCGCTCCGAACGGGACGAAGTGGACGCCGTCTCAACGTGTCAAAGCGAATGGGGGAAAGACCCTGACACTGAGCGCGCAATTGCGCCTCTCGGTCCATTCAATCGCGAGCGCCACACAAGTCGAGGTTGGCACCAACAAGATCTACGCCGGCGTTCATAATGACGGCTTCGACGGCAGCGTGGCCGTGCCGACGCACATGCGGACCATAGACGAGGCATTCGGTCGGCCGTTGAAGGCCCCTGTTAGCTTCACTGTCAAAAGCTTCGAACGCGCCATGAACATTCCCCAGCGCGAGTTCATCGGTCTTTCGCTTGAAGATGAGGCCGAGCTGCTCGCCCAGGCGGAAGACTACGCGCTTGCCGCTGGAGGTGCTGCATGATCGCGGCGGTGGAACTGGCGCTGCTGCAGCAGCTGCGCGACGCGGGTGACGATGGCCGTCTCGGCTACCGCTACGCCGTGCTCGACACCTTTCCGGACGAATTCGAAGGCTACCTCACGAACGCCCGCAACCTGCGCACGCCCGCAGCCTGGGCGACGTTTCTGGGCATGGCGGACGGTGCCGACGCGCTCGACGAAATGGGCTGGAATGGCACCGCCCGCTTCGCCCTGGTCGTCGCGGCCAGCAACCTGCGCAACGAGCAGGACAGTCGCCACGGCGACGGCGCGGTGCCGGGCAGCTACCAGCTTGGGATCGACGCGGTGCGGCTCATCTCGCGCAATCCGCTCGATCCATTGCAACTGATCGCGCCGATCTCGGTGAAAGGCCTGCGCCTCGTCAATCGCTCGGCGCAGATGGTGAAGCAGCAGCTCTCGCTGATCGCGATCGAGCTGGAATGCCGCCTGCCGTTCGGCAGCTTCGCGCCTGCCGAGGGCGATCTGGGGCAGTTCGAACTTTTCCACGTCGACTGGGACGTGCCGCCGCACGGCAACGTGACGGTGCCGCTCCCGGCTGCGGCAGCCGATGCCGAGGATCTGATCGAGGTGCCGCAATGAAGCTGTTTCGTCCCGCGCCGGGTCGCCGCGTGTTGCAGCCAAACGGGGAACCACTGCCCGATAGCGGCGCGGCGCTGGCGCTCACGCCCTACTGGCGGCGGCTGCTCGCCGATCAGGACATCGAGCCGGTTCCAACCGTTCGCAAACCCAAGCCTTCAACCAGCAAAAGCGGGAGCAAGTCCGCATGATCAGCTTCAACACCATTCCCGCAGCGCTCCGCGTGCCGGGCCAGTACATCGAGTTCGATTCAAGCCGCGCCGTCTCCGGATTGCCCGCCATCGTCAACCGCGTGCTCATCGTCGGCCAGAAGATCGCTGCCGGCAGCGCCGCCGCGCTTTCGCTGCAGCCGATTACCGAGGCCGGGCAAGCTGTGGCCCTGTTCGGTCGCGGATCGATGCTGGCGCGCATGGTCACTGCCTACAAGAAGGTGGACCGCTACAGCGAAGTCGTGGCGATCGGCCTGGACGATGCAGTGGGCTCGGTCGCTGCGACCAGCACGCTCACCGTGACCGGCCCGGCCACCGCGACCGGTGAGATCGCGCTGATGATCGCGGGTGTGCGCATCCCGGTCGTCGTGGCCAGCGGTGACATCGCCAATACCGTTGCCGCCGCGATTGCCGCCGCCGTGACGGCGCTGCCTGACCTGCCCGTGACCGCTGCTGTCGGCGGCGCGCCCAACCAGCACGTTGTCACACTCACCGCCCGCAACAAGGGCACGGCCGGCAATGAGATCGACGTGCGCCACAGCCACTACGACGGCGAGGCTCTGCCTGCCGGGATCGGCCTTGTCATCGTTGCCATGGCGAACGGCGCGGGCGATCCGGACGTGGACGGTGTGTGGCCGGTGATCGGCGACAACAGCTACCGCACGATGGTGTTCGGCGTGGTGACCGCGCCGATCGCGGCCAAGATCAAGGCCGAGCTCGACGATCGCTGGAGCGCGAGCCGGATGCTGGAAAGTGTGGCCTATGCCGCCAAGCCCGGCACGCAAGGGACGCTGGCTGCTTTCGGCGCGGCGCTCAATTCGGAGCTGCTGACGATCCTGGGCACCGGCAAGAGCCCGAGCTGGCCCGCCGAAGTCGCGGCGATCTATGGCGCGGTCTGCGGCTATTACACCGCGATCGATC